TTGATACAGCAACATCATCAGCATTATCAGCCGGATCAGTGGTTACAGTCGGTCCGGTTGTGTCTCCATTGATGCTTTCAACATCCTCAATATCGTACAAGTCTTTTGTGTCGTCTGTAGCGTCCCAGTGAGCCGATACTTCAAGCTGTATTACGCCCTCGGCTTTGGGTGCGGCGGCAAGTGAAAAGTCGTTCTCGGCCATGGCGTTATACAGCGTGATTTTCTTGTATCCTCCGCCTATGACCTTTGCAAACATGGTTATGTTAGAGAGATATGCGCTGTCTTGTATCGCCCCAAGATTGCCGCTTTTGGCAGACAATTTATCGTTAGCGTAAGTCGCCCACGGCATAGCCAAGGCCAGGTTATCCATGCTTGCACACAGCAGCGGTACAGATAGCGTGGCGTTGATTTCATCAACTACCTGCATCCCCTTTGTCTTGCCCTTCCGGCCGTCATACTCAATTTCCCTGATATTCTTTGCGACTGTGAAAGTACCACCGCCGCGTGTGGGAGCAAGCGGGCGCTCTCCCTCTTTGCCATAGTTGATGTAGACTATTCCGTAGTCTATCTGGATATTTTTTATTTGTTCCTGAGTAAGCTTCATCTTCTCAGCTCCTTCCAAAAAGTCTCGCTTCATAAATGTACTTCCTGCGCTTTATAGCCGGGTTGTCATCTCGAAGCGGTATTTTACGGTCTAAGTAAAAAGTGACCGCCAAACCTTCAGCAGTCAAAGTCTTTTTGTTTAAACCTGTTGGATTTTCGGCATCCCCATTTCCGTTTACAGTTTCCATTAATGTTTCAAGTGCTGTCGTGTCTCCGTTTTCTGGCATGTCCCATCCGTCGACGTCGACAGCAACAGTTTCAAATCCTTCTCCGCCATCTGTAATCTGTGTAAAATCATAAACAAGGTACGGAAACTGAGCATTGTCCGGGGCCATCTGAAAATACACGCGAGGATGAATTGACTTCAAGTATGGGTGTATAAGTTCACGAAATTTCTTCATCGCCAACCTCCTCATCTTCATCAATCAGACCCAAGGCCTTGTTTTCGTCCTCTATAGCCGAGAGGTATTGCCCTTCAATGCGCCTGATATCGTCAATGTGCTTGAATGTTGTTTCCCGGATGACACCCTTCTTTGGCATCCCTTTGGTGCCAAGCTCCTGATTGACACCGTACCAAGCATCATGTTTGACACCGATTTGCAAGTCACATTCTTTTTTGCGGACCCAGTATTGAGTGCTGTTGTATATTCTTCTGTGCCTTTTCATGCCGGGCAATTGCTTTAGTTCCTGTATCATTCTTTTCCTCAGTAATTTTGCAACATCCTTCAGTGCCGCCCGGGTGAGTTCTTGGATTGTGTACTGCGCACGGTCAACGCTTGAAATGAACTCAATACCGTCTTTTTTTATTTTTGTAACACTCTTAGGCATTGGCACGGTTGACCACCCCCTGGCAAACAAGCTCCGTCAGCTCGCCGTCTTTGTCATAGATCCTGATGATGTCATAGATCTTGCCGTTATATTTGAGCCTGGTCTCGCCATTGTACTCAATGGTCCTTACCACGAACATGAGTTCAGGACGAAGGCCGGTTGCTGCCGCCTGGTAAAATTCTGACTGACGGATTGACTGTTTGTCAGCGAACACTTCACGCTCAACCGGTGTTTCGATAATATCGCCCATATCATTTTCAGTGACAGTAATGCTGATAAGCTTCACAACATCTCTAAACAGCATCTTCCGTCACCTCCGCATATTCCTGCGACAACGCCAGGTGACATTTAAGCATATCATAAGACTGCTGCAGCTTTTCCGCGTCCGGATTATTCCAGCCAAAATGTGCTTTAACGTATATCGTTATTGCCCTTTTTATGAGTGGGTCTAAAACTTCAATTTCAATCGGCTGAGGTTCTGGTTCCTCGTCCGTTGGCTCCGGAGTAAATGTTTCTGTTACTGTTTTGTTAACATTCACACCAGATAAAGCTAAGTCACTCTGTGCGGCTGAAATAAGGTCGGTTATTTCGCTGTCAAAAGCTGTATTGCTTATACGTAATGCTGTTTTTACATCATCAATTAGTGCCATTGTTTATCACCCTTTTAATTTAAAGGAGAGATTAGGATGATTGCCCTGGTTTTTCTTTCATCTTGATGAATGCATCTGATAGAGCAATATCGCAGTCGAATATTGCAGTGCCCCTGAAATCAATAGAATTGTTCAGGAAACCAGATTGTGTGCTGGATTCAACAAGCACATCCTGTGCAAGGTTTCCGACAACCTTTTTGTAGTTTCCAAAGTACATTACGCCGTCAGTAACTTTGTCGGATAACAACACAGGGAAGCCCATAATTCTGAACTGAATTCCGTTTACCATGTCTTTTACAAGTATAGGTTGCCCGTTGCTATCCTTAATTTTCGCTAACATCCCATACAGGAATTTGCTGTTGCACAGGAATTTTGCTCCTGCATGGTACCTCTGCGGCAGCAGTGCAATCATATCCATGACATCACCATATGCCGGACCGCCTGACTTGGTGTATTCAATCGCATTTACACCCTCCGCCCAATTATTTGCATTCTCGATGCCTTTCGGCGCGGATTGACCGCCACCGTTGATTATGTCGTTCTCAAGTGCAACCGCTATGTCCTCGGCCAGCATGTCGGTAAGCCAGCCCTCAAATGCGTTGATTGACATGGTCTGCACAGTTTTGCTAATTCTGATAACCTTAATGTACTCATAACCAGCAAGCGCTACATATTCTAACTTGTCGCTTGCTGGAGTTGCTGCTGCATCTTCGGCATGCCGAGCTGCTTCGTTTCTTGTCTTTTCGACAGCAAATTTTACATTTCCGGCTACTCTTAGAAGGGTAATCTCGTTCAACATCGGAGCAATCTTAGTCATTTTGTCAAACAATTCATTGGCTGTCTGGGTTGGAATAACTGCTCCTGCTGAATCTGATACACTTGTATATACCCTTTCTTCAACCTCGGTCAGATTCTTGCCAAGAAGCTTTTTAAAAAACGCGCTTCTGTACTCAGGAGTATCCAACACAGATTCCTTACTGAATTCCTTTTTCCTTTCCTCGGGCTTCGGCAGGAAATCATTGATTACGCTTCCTGCACCATCAGCAATCTCGCTGATGATTTTCTTTCTCTTTTCAACTTGCTCAAGCAATTTCTTTCTTTCCTCAGTCAAAGCCTGTACTTCCTTTTCCAGAGCATCAATGTCTGCATCATCTTTTTGAAGTTCGGTTTTTATTTCGGCCAATCTTTTTTCAATTTCTTGTAATCTGTTCATAGTTATACCTCCATATCAATTTTAATTTTGAGTATTTTTTTGCGCCGCTCTAACGACTCCCGTTTCTCAGCTTCAATCACTCCGTCGAGCCAAGAACGAGCGGATATTTCAGTGTCGCCGTTTGCCGGTATGGAAACAGCGGACACATCATAAACCTTTTTGATTTTTGTGATTGTCCTGGTCCTGGTTTCCCGGTTATATTTGTCTTCAGCAACTGTGAACGCCCAGGACATTTTAGTTATCAGTCCATTACGTATTTCTTCATAAAGCTCTTTCGCCGCCTGCGACTTTGATAAATCGGCAAAAATAAAAAGCCCATTATTAGTAGGCTCTAGTCCCAATGTTCCATTTGACAATCTTGCAAGCACTTTGCCTTGATGGTCGTATTGCATTATTACGTCTGATAGATCCGCACCGTCAAGTGCGTTTCTGTCAATTTCCTCGTAATACTTCACACCGTCCAACTCATATAATAAATATGGTTTATTAAAAGTAGTGGCAAATCCTTCTACATAATAATCGCTGTCAATTCTCTTCTCCGCTTCCGGCAGTCGGAACGGTTGAATTATCGCCCTGTATTCCCTGTCCTTCTTGAATGGCATCACCATCACCCCCTGTAATTCCTTGTGCTTCTGCAAGGTTACTAACTTCTGCATATTCCTTGCGGATATAATATTTATCCCCGCCTTCAATAGGCGACATATTAAATATTTCACGACCTTCGTTATGAGTCAAAAACCCTCTGTCAAATAGTTGAGTAACTATATTTAACTTTGATGCACTGCTGGCGTACTGGAGCCGGTTCGCTGTGAAAATAATCTGATTGCCGAAAGCAATTTCCCGCTCCGTAAAGGTCATATTCGACATCACAAGACTAAGCTGTATTGCAAACGGTTCAATCTTGCCTTCATAGAAAGCGTTCCATTCATCTTCATTAAAGCTATTTTGAAGAATCTTCTCATTTACACCAAAATAGTTGTATACGTTATTTTTTATGTGGTTCACCTGTGCAGAATCAACAATAAACGGCTTACTGATTATTTGTTTCACATCAGCATATTTATTATCGAACATCAGCACGCCAGAGTTATTATCAGCGGATAGGTTTTCTTCCGTGAATCTTTTGCGTTCAGCTGCTATATCCGACGCCTTGAAGATGTTTGCCAACTTCGCCATGAACCTAATGTTTGCCGAGTTTTTCACACCCTCTATAATACCCTGATTCTGCGTATGCATAAGCTGCATGGTCGGATAGAGAGCCGCGTTGTTCTCGCCAAAGAAATCGTTTCTGTACTGAAACAGTGTCATGATGCCAACCCGGTTGAATTCAATAGCGGCCTTCTGTCCGGAACTAAAGGTGTATCTGAGCCATGGCTGACCCTGGTACTCCACTACCTCGCACATCGACGGCAGGATCGGATAGTACCCCGTGATATACTCGCCTGTTTCATCGGTGATTGGAACGATAAACGCGGTATTCTGTACATGCAGAATAGTTACAAGCCGGTATAGAAATTTTGTTGTGTCCATAAAACTGTTAGGCTTGAATTGTAACCTTCGCCCAAGCTCCCTATATGCCGTGCCACGCACTTCCGGCTTCAACTTTGAGCACTGGGTAGCAATGGCATGTATAGCTGCCCTGGTGAGTTCCATCTCATAAACGCCGCCATCATAACTGGTAAACATCGGCGTATATCCTGAAAGCATCTTGAAGTAGCCCTTGATTTCCTGCATTGAAGGCCGCTTGAATATCTTCTCAAAAAGTCCCACATTATCACCTGCCTTTATATGATGCTGAGGTAGTCCTGCAAATTATTGAATAAAACAGTATAGGCAATAAGAAGGCTCACAGCACCATCAATTCTTGCCCTACTGCTTACACCTTTTATCGGTCTGATATTTCCGTTTTCATCAACTTTGATGCTTACATTCGTCAAATTCCACTTCAGCACGGGATTATTTCCATAGTTAATTCGCTTAGCGCAGAGGTCCGCGCCCATCTCCTTCATAGGCTGGCTCAGTGTCTTTGCGCCCTGGCGGACCTCAATCATGGTGAAGCCCATACTTTTCATTTCCTCAATCCAGTATTGGCTATTCCATGGGTCATAACCAATCCAGAAAGGTATGATACCATATTCCTGATACATTTTCATGAACCAGGCAGTCACATCCGAATAATTGACCTTGTTCCCCGGACAAAGTGTCAGCAGACCACGCTCAGCCCATTTGTCATACGGGATTTTATCCTCTTTCACCCTTTGTTCAACAAGGTCCTCCGGTAGGAAATATTGCTGAATAACATACTTTTTCTCACTGCCGGGCTTCATCATAAGAAGCGTCGCACAGGTCAGGTCCGTGGTGCTGGAAAGATCCGCGCCGCCTATTGCATAGCAGCCCCTGAAATCTTCTATATCGAAGGTTTCCTCGTTGTCAATTTGGTCGAAAGTCAGCCAGGTGCCAGCTGTTGTCTCTCTGATGTTGAAATCTTTCGTCAATACCGTTGGCAAAAAATTCGGGTCATGCTGGGCTCTTTCAACATTTGCCGCCAGCTCGGCAAAGTCTTTAATTGTCCCAAGCCCAGGATTAGCCTTCTCCCACATGCGAAAATCGGTCCATTCGTTGCGGTCATCAAGCTCGTATATGAAGGCAAGAAATCTCTCGTCCTCAATGATGCCGTCAAGCACCTTGCAGGCATAATTGTATATATCATCAAAGATGCACTCGCGGACAAAGCCCGCGGTTGTAATCATATCAAGCAAAGGCTGTTCCCTGGCTGTCATGGACTGCTTCATCACGTCGTACAAGTTACGGTCTTTAATAGCGTGCAATTCATCCATGATGCAATAGTGTGTATTGAGACCATCAAGGCTGTTGGAATCCGATGCCAACGGCTCAAACTTCGAGAATGCCACGGGAAAATAAAGGTCGCTCTTGCGCTTCTTCACATGCTTTGACAGCGCGGGAGATTGTGAAATCATGTTCACGGCCTCGGTGAACACGATCCTGGCCTGGTCCTTTTTAGTGGCTACAGAATATACTTCCGCGCCGCCTTCTCCGTCACCCACGAGCATATAATTTCCTGTAGCAGCCTTCTCCGTTGACTTCCCATTTTTCCGGCCCACCATGGTAAAAACTTCACGGCAGCGCCTCAAGCCAGTTTCTTTATGCACAAAGCCATAAACGGCCTGGATTTTGGCCTTCTGGAAAAGCTCCAGTTTAACTGGCTTGCCAATCCATTTTCCTTTGCTGTGCCGGCAGAATTTTTCGATGAACTCAATAGGCCTATTTGCTTTCTCCAAATCAAAAACCCACGGGATCCGTGGGTTGTCAAGTTCATCTATGAATTTTTGATATTGCTGTATTAGCCGCCTACAGGCAACAATTTCACCTGATTGTATCTTGTTCCAGTATTCTCGAATGTAATTCATTTTCTCGCCTTCTTTACAAATGCCATGAGTTCATCTTCGGCCTGCTTGCCGGCTTCAGGGTCGGGTATCATATCGAATAGTTGCTTGCAGACAGTAGCATAGCGCTGAATCATGGTGTTGTAAACCTTTGTGGCCGGGTGTTCGCGCAGAAACTTCTGCGCACCCTGCTCGAATTTTTCCAGGATGCCTTCCTGGTCTATCACATACCTTGTCTCCTCAAGGGTAACCTTCATGAAGGCGGCTTCCTGAATCAGCCCATCGGCAGCCTTCATTTTATCTTTTGGCAAATTTTTAAATAACCTTTTAAGTTTTAACATTTCTTTCTTAATCTGTTTTTCTTTGTCCATTGGGACATAAAGTCGCATAATTTTCACCGCCTTTTTAACCCCCCTTATGTGTGGACCTGTTCCGAGGTTTTTGGAGG